AGTTGTTAACGTTTGCGGTCTTCCATTGCTGCTCGTAACCCTCAAACTGGCCTCCATAGCCGATAAACGGCGCTTTGGGGGCCAAAGCCAGCATTTCGGTCTCAGCGGATACCCAATAGTTGTACATCCGCTGCGCGTCTTTGGCGTTTCGCACCAATCCAGACACAAAAAGACGGCCATCAACCTCAAATTCGTTGCCAACGACGCGGATGACCGGAATCCACTGGCCCGCCCAGTCGTTCTCCTCCAGCATCTCATAGCCGTTAGTTTTGCACCATTTGACGCGCTTGCGGTTCACTTGGCGGCTCTTAAGCGGGGCCAATCCAGACGCCTTGAACATGGCGTCTTCGCGGCTTCCTTCAAACGCAGTGCGGTTGTCGGGGTACAAGTTGAGCTTGGCGGGCTCGTATTCGGTGTAAAAGTACTCCGCAATGCGAACTACATCTTCGTTGAGCCAGTTGGACAGGTTTTCGTCGCCGATTCCCTGTTGTTGGATAGACGAAATAGGCATGGCGTCTGGAAAGAGGCGTTCGTACTCAGATTTTGTAAGGTCTTCCGTGATAAAGCACCATTTTGCGTCAGATCCGCATGGATCTTGAATGGTGGGGTCCATGTAGACACTAAAAGAGTTGCGAATGCGCCCGATGCGGATGTCCTGATCGAACGTATCATCGCCGGTATACTCCGTCAGCAACCGGATGTAACCCTCGCCATAGGTTACTTGATTTTCGCAAGCAGTATCGTAAGCCACGTCCGCATCCGACATATACTCAATATGGCGAACGATGCCATCATAGATCTCAGCAACTTCCACGTCCGCCTTGTCATCGACAGGGATAACTTTGCCGCTTGGCCGATTCTGTCTCTGATCATTCGTTACCTGTCTGACGTGCTGGGGCAACTTGTTGATGGTCAGGCAGGGACGAGCGTTGATCGTCTGTCCCTGCACCGAACCACGGGTAGCCAACACATCCGCAGGCCACTGCCACTGATTGTCAGGCGACCCGGCAAAGAACCGCAGATCGTCCAACTCGTCTTCGCGGCTTTCGGAATACGCAGCAATAGCCATCGTCAGACGGCTACGCATGGTGTCCATAACGGTAGCAGGGTCTTTCTTACGAGACCCGCCCCCGCTCGACACGCGGCCTGCCGCAGCTACCCCTGAGTAATCCATCTATTTCTTCTTTGCAGTTTTAGCTGATTCTTTGAAAGCCTTGGCAGTCGGAGCGCCCGCCGCGCCGGGCTTCTTCATCTTTTCGCCCGAGCCCTCTTTGATGCGCTCGCGCTTTGCGTTGATGTTGGCGTACAGCCCAGGTTTCATAGCCATGTCAGCACTTCCATCGTTTGAGCGCCGCTTTGGCGCGATCTCCGTCTTTGGCATTGGCGGCTACCGCACCCATCCGAGCGCAGAATGAAGCCTTGCGGCCCTTGTCTGCCTCGGTCTTGGGGCTAGGAGCTGGCGCTTTTAAGTGCGAACCCGTTGCCGCGTTGTACTTTTCACGCCCTTTGGCAGTCAGACCAGCGCCTTTGCTAACGGGTAGTTTTTCCCCGCGTCCAACCGATAAAGAAACGGACTTAGCCATGTCACTTGCCTTTTGATGGCTTCGCTGCTGCTCGCTTAACCGAGTAAGCAATAGCAACCGCCTGCTTAGGCGGTTTGCCAGCCTTTATCTCAGTTGCCACGTTAGTTTTGAACGCCTTGGGCGTGGAGGACTTTTTGAGCGGCATGTTACTGTCCGTGAATGATGGCGTAGTTGATGACGACGGCCTCAGACAGCGAACCGCTGGTCAGATTACGCAGCGTCATCACCGCAGACCCGGCGCTGATGCTGGCAATATAGGAAGTGTACGCGCCAGCCGTAGCGCCGCCCGATACGTTCATGATGACCACATCACGGGCACTGATCAGGTTGTTAGTCAACGTAAATGTCACAGCGGTATTGCCTGCCAGCGCCGCGCCGTTCATGGTAATCTGACCAGACGACTTGTTGAGCGTGACGCCCGTGCCCTTGTCAGTAAGCTGCGTGACCGCGCCCTGCGCTGCCGTGCCGTAACCAATCTGCTCGCTAGAGAAGAGGTACTGCGCCCCAATGATGTCCTGATCGAGGTAGGCGATGCCGATAGATTGCGAATTAGCCATGGTTACGATCCCATCCATGAGGTTGTAATTCCGCCCGCAGAGTACCCCCTTCTAGGCCCCCGGTCAATGTACTCCCGGTGCGCCACCGGAAACGCGAACGTAACAGCGATGGCGTCCGCCGCGTCGGGCGACGCCAGCCCCCGCGCTTTCATGTCTTTCTTGCTTTCCAAGAAGATCGTACCCTTGCTGTCCGGCTTCATCATGGGGCCGATCAGGTCACTCTTGAGGTAGCGGTCCTTGGGCAGGCTGGCCGTTTTAAGCCATGTCCGCAGCTCGCCCCACATCTCCGCTCGCTTGTTGCCCCACATGAGCGGGTTCTTGCTCTTGGACCCAAAATTGACGCCCCTAATCTTGTACCGTTGCTCCTTGAGCCGGTCCACGACGCCCGCGCCCAACCCGCCCTCGTCCACTACCACCAGCGCGGGCTTGTACTCCTCGATGGCCTCGATCACCCGCCCCACAACCTCCATGGTATCGTCGCCCCGGTACTTCTTAATAGCGATGATGTCCCGGCCCTGCCGCACGGCGATGACCGTCGAGTCCGCCCCAAACCGCGCCGGGTCCACGCCGATGACGATGGGGGCCGACTGATCCTTCCACTTGACGCGGTCCATCGCCTCGTCAACCAGGTGGCTACCAATGAACTGGTCGTCCGACGCACTGGGAAACTGCCCGTAGACCTCGACGTAGGCCTGGTTGCTGTCCGCCCCGTACTCGTCAATGATCTGCTGGTACACCGCCTTGTCCGTTCCCTCGACCGACCGGGCGTCTACGATCTTGTTGCGCCAGAAGTCCCGCTTGCCGTTGAAGCACTCGTAGAAGTACCCGCTGTTACGCCGGGGGTTGCTGAACGCCATCCAGAACCTGTTGGGCGTGTTCTCGGTGAAGAATCCCGCCGCCACCGACCAGATGCTGTCCTCGATGCCGCTGGCTTCGTCAAACACCAGCATCACACCTTGGAAGTTGTGCACCCCCGCGTAGGCGTCCGGATTCTCCGCGCTCCACAACCGTCCCTCCGCGCCCCAGTAGCGCGTGCCCATCTTCAGATCCTTCTCCACGATCTCCGTCAGCCACTTGGCCGGAGCCACGCGGGTGGCACTGATCTCAAACCAGTGGCTGTTCAGGCTCATGGACAGCCACTTGGTTATTTCCGCCCAAGTTACGGACCTGAGCTGCGCTTCCGAGTTGGCCGACACAATGGTCGTGGACCCGATGCGCGTCGATAGCATCCAGATCACCAGCCAGGACACCAGCGCCGACTTGCCGATGCCGCGCCCTGAGCTGGTCGCCATCCTGAGCGTGTCGAAGTCAACCTTGCCGTTGTTCTGCTCTATATGCTGTGCCAGCTCATGCAGCACCTCGCGCTGCCATTTGCGCGGGCCAGCAAAGTCCTCAAGAGGCGTCCCCTTCTGCCCCCACGGGAACGCGTACAGCACGAACTTTAGCGGGTCGTTCTTCAGCGCGGGCGTCCACAACCGCGCCATCACCTCCATCTCGTCCTGAGCCGAATAGATTGGTGTTTGCACGGTCTGTGTCCTCTAGCTGTTCTACGACAGTAAACGCCCCTTCCAGCACCCGCTGCTGGGCCATCTCCAAGGCGTGCTTGACCGAGATGGTCTGGTCTATGTTGATGTCCACCGCTGTCTTGGCGGTCCACCCATGCGCGTGTTTCAGGATCTCCAACGCCGCCTTGGCGTCGCCCGCTCGCGCCGCCTCGTGCAAGATGCCCGACACTTCCATCTCGCCATCAGCGCGCCCCTTTTGTTCCGCCATCTCCGTCAGCGGATCAAACTCGCAGAGTTGCCGATACTCAGATGGACGCATCCCAGCAGCCAACGCCAGCGTGTCGCCCTTTAGGCCATTACGCGCCGCCCAATAGATTGCGTCAAGCCGCGCCTCAGTTGCCTGAAGCTTGCGCGTGTCGTGTGGGAGCGTGTGCCATGTCATGTAAGACATTTTATATTTAAAAAAAATTGTTTGCAATCCCTCCGTGACCGTGACCGGGCGGCGCAAGGCCCTGCCCCCCCTAGCAACTTGACCATGGCAATAGCTACAGGGCTGGGCCGGGCCAAGGGCAGGGGGCAGGGGGCAGGGGGCAGGGGGCATGGAGCTTAGGCGTTTTAGGCGGATAGCAAGCAAGTCAGTCAGCACGTTGTGCCAGCGTTGCGCTCGCATGGCGTCACCTGGCGCTTGCATGGCATTAGGCGTTTTGGGCTGTAGGCGAGCGATAGCCCAATGTGCCTAATGCGCCCATGTGACGCGGCTGGGTGCGTAGGCGTGATTGGCGCACTTAGTCACTTTGGGCGTTTTGGTTATCGGGAAAAAATCGCTGCCAAAACGGGAAACGTCGCGAGTCAAGTCACGGCCTACAATTCTATTCTACAGTATATATATGTAAATTATAATCTTCTAAACGTATAACCTACCCATAACCTAAAAAGTCAAACACCCCGCAATTCCGGCGTTTCCACCCCGTTTCCCATCGCCTAATCACTAGCCTAACAGGCTACCAAAAACCCGCCTAAAAACTATTTTCGCCATTCCTGCATTTTCCGCTTGCTAATGCTCGAAAATCTATTACAGTCAATCTTGTCGAAACGGCGCGCAACGACGCCAAACACGGAGTCGGACAAATGAACACTCAAGATAAAGAACATGCTCGCAACCTCGCCATTCGGTATCAAGCCTATTGCGCCGCGTGGGCCGAGCGCGACCGTGACGGCCAACTTGTGTGGGGACGTATGCTCATGAACGCGCAACGCGCGACTGACGTTTGGCTCATTGACGAGCAAGAATTGCGCGCAACGCTCGATTGGCTCAATGAGCAACGCGCTGCTTGACGCTCTAAGCGCCCCCTACGGGGGGCGTCGTAGAGCGCCAATAAAGAGCGCCAACATGGAGACCGGACAAATGCTTTACATTTATGGTGACGTGACCGAAACCAAAATCGAGCGCGCAGTGGAGCGGGCATTTGACCGCGCAGACGCACAGCTGATGCGCGGCGAGCTTACGCAAGACCAGTACGATGATCTGTCAGACCAGATCGGAAATGACGCCAACAGGCTTTATCAGCAGTTCGTCACGCCATTCGCGCATTTTGCCGGTGTGCGCCGCTAACAGGTCGAAACGGGCGCAAGCCCGTCACGGCGTCACGCGCCGTCTGACGAGACCAAAAAAGGATCGAACAACATGACGTACAATCAGACCCCCGGCGAGCTTGCATATACTGAAGACCTGCGCCGTCAACCGACCTATCACACGGGCGAGCGCCGTCCGGCGTGGGCCGCGCTCGAAACCTACGCAAAGCAATCGTGGGAGCGCAACCCCACGCCGCGCGAATGGACTGCGCCCTACACCGACGTGTCAACCGTGACCGAATACGGTCTGACCCAGAAGCTTTCCAACGCCGTCCGCATCTTCTAATGCGCGTGACGCCCATCCGCCCCATCGCCCCCACGGCGCGCACCCTAGCGCGCCGTCTCCCGACCCTTCCGCAACGGAACCTGTCCAATGATCGCAATACTCGAAGCAATCCTGACCATCGTAAGCCTAGCAATAACCGGTGCCCTTCTGGCAATGGCGTTCATATAGATATTGAGGTCTGACCATGGCAAAGCATCGCCACAAAGACGGCCCGCAATATCCTCACCTCGCCGGACTGGACCGCTACAGGCGCGCGCCCGACGCCGACCGCCGCGCGTATGGGCAAGCTGTCATGGCCGCCATACGCGCGTTACAGGCGCGCGAACTGGCCCGCGAACTACCATCGCACCCGTGCCCCTGCGCGTCCGGCGTGTGGGCGAGCGATGGACAAGAGATCTTGCGCGCCGTGCGCGCTCAGAATCGGAGGGCGTGACCGTGCGTCAATTCACAAAATACGAAATACAAGCCTGCGTTATCGACTATGAAGAAAACGGGACGGAATACATTATCCCCGCCCCGGCGCAAATTGCGCCATTATTTTGGGGTCTTTATGGCCGAACGCCTGACGGTTTAGCCGAATGGATTGCGGATTACGTTACGGAAGCCCAAGCCCGCGCGGCGATGGCCGAACAATGGGGGAAACTATGATCACGACCACCACCCACCCCGACGCGACGCGCACCGTGACCTACTACGGGCGCTTGCTAGGCCACTACGCTGCGGTACGTTACAAGCGCACCCATGCCCGCGCGTGGCGTTGCGTGACCGTCCTGGGCGCGCTGGGCTACGCCCGCAACGAGCGCGACGCCCGCCGCTGGCTGATGGAGATGGTCCCTTGAGCGACTACTTCCTCGCCCTATCGGACCACTACAAGGCCGTTCGTTTGCGCCTCAACGGCGGCTCGCCGCCCCGCCCGGTGGCGATCGCCCCGCCGCCGCCCCCACCTGAGCCGGAGCCCGACCCGCCCGAACTGCCCCCGGCATCCTTCCAATACACCATGTCCGCCGCCAGGCGGATCGCCCGCGCGGCGCTTGCGCCTCACGGCATGACTTGGACCGAAGCTATGGGTCCGAGCCGCACCCTGCCCTACACACGCGCTAGGGCGGACGTGTACAAGGCGCTCCGCAAACATGGGTGGTCGTTACAAAAGATAGGAATCTTCTGCGGACGCGACCACACGACCATCATGAATGCCCTACACCCAAGAAAGGACCGCACCAAATGAGCAACGCAAAATGGATGACCGAAGCTAAATGGCAACCGATTAAGACCGCGCCCAAGGGCTACATGACCAACGATTATTTACCGCCGGAAATTTTGGTTGCGTTAAGCCTTCCAGATAACAGTTATTATGCAGCGGTTGCGGAGTGGCACGACGACCATTTTGCCTACTGGTGCGCTGAGACTGAACGTTACGACCGATTAGGGTTTGAACCCACCTATTGGATGCCATTGCCGCCCGCACCGCCAGTTATGAAATCAAAGAAGGATCGCACGAAATGAGCATTACAGACCAGATCCTATCCGACCGCGAACAGACCCACGGCGCGTTCCGTGAAGTCGCGGGCTACTCGCAAGCCCTCAAGAACGTCATGCGTACCTCGCGCAATTGGAACCGGCTGGACGTGGCGCAGGCGCAGGCGCTGGAGGTTGTCGCCGACAAGGTGGCGCGCATCCTGTGCGGCGACCCTAGCTTCCCCGACCATTGGCAGGACGGCGCGGGTTACTTCGAACTCGTGCTGCGCGACCTGGTGCAGGCGCAGGCGTCCGCCGCCATGCCCCGCGCATCCATGCCAGACCGGCCAGACGATGAGCCGC